CTCACCAAGGGGCGATTTACGCCAAGTCGGGGTTTACACCCCGTGCGGAATACCGCACCACCGCCTCTTGTGGGAAACCCGGAGGCGGACAGGGAACAACATCTCACCCGTGGGACTTTCGGAAAACACTGATCCTGTGAAGAACCAGTGCAACCTAGAGTACCCCGATAAGGGAACCATTTCCTTAACGGGCTTTGGACACAAGACAGAGATTTCTAGCCTCTGCAAGTCAGCGTTGTAACGCCGATACTGTCCAAGTTCAGGTGAGAAGCCTAGAATATAGTAGAACTCTACCTCGGCCTTGCGGTCGAGAACGGGCACGAATATTTCGTGCCTGATGAGCCTTCCTATACCTTCGGCTACATTAATGTATCCTCGCTCCCACAATGCGCGTTGGTACGCACACCAAGAAGCAAGGGCATTGCTGTCGTTCTTAAACGACGACAATAAGGTACGGATTCGGACCGGAGTGACATCGACGCCATTATAGACGTCTAAGCCACAACTCTCACGGAATCCTCCAGTAATGCAACACTTACCCTCGTTGAACATAAGTCCAACGGTGGGAAAGTACTGTAACAGTGCCTCATAGTCTTGAGAAGCACATATAATGTCATCGCCGTACACCTTGACTGTCTGGGCTGCCGCTTCACAGCGGGATGTCCAGTCATGTTTCACGGCCTTTGTGCGCGTTCCCGATCCCGATAGGGTTTTGCAACCCATTCGAATTCGGTTAGGCGCGTCCAGGCCGTAATCCATGTGGTGTACCAACACACTAACTGCCAGAGCGAAGAAGCAAAGCGCCTCAACGGGAAAGCAAACTGCTGACCCCATCGGTGCAAACTTCTTCATTCTCAAACAGCTACCATCAGGTAGCCTAGTGTCACGCGACCTAGTCGCTAGCAACAGAGGGAGGACGTGAGTTTTCGCAAACAGCCGCTCGACAAGAGCTAAGCTGACGCGATCGCTCGCATCCTTCATGTCCAATGTAACCCACTGCCCTCCGATGGACCCATAACGGGCCCATCTTTGGTTAATGGACTGATCTCGGAAGTTTATCCTCCCCTTTGTGAGGGGGTGAGCTTCCATGACCGAGACCAGCTCCGCCATAATACCCTGTTGAAGGTATTGTAGCGTAGCCGGCTCACAGCTAATGACACGAGGGCCACGCGAATCCTTGGGCACGAACAGCACTTTTGCAGTGCCGTGCGCACTTTGTGACCGCGTTTGCAAGTTGTGATAATTATCACAAGCCGCACTGAGAGACGGAACGCACCATTCAAAGAATGGAAATTCCGTTTCCGCCGTATCGACAAAATGGATATTCTCCATTTTACTACACAGAGGGACACCCTCGGCGACTGAACCCGGGCCGTGCTTTGGAAGGAGATTATCCTTGTCAAAGCGTGACAGAACACTAGCAATAATATCGCTAGCGGTATCAAGTACGGGATCACTTCTATTAATTACCTCCGGTAAGGAGGTATCAAGCTCTACAAACTTTCGTGAGAAAGTCCTGAGCTGATGGTTGTCGAACGGCAGCTTCAGCTTGTAAAACAAGCCGGTGAGCTGCCGCAGGTGTTTCAGCGCAAGCACCGACCTTACGGTCGGGTAGACGAGTTCGATGAGGCCCCCAAGAAACTTGGGGATCCCGTCCTTTCGAAGGCAAAAGCCTTCAAAAGTAGGAACGCGTCCAGTAGACAGGTAAGAATCGAGATCCTTACCCAAACGCGGAAGAACCTTCGTAAGAAACGATAGTCCTTCCGCTCCGAAACGCTTATCAAGCGTCTCTTGATCTCGTGAGAGGTCTATGCCTAACGACTGAGCTATATCTGCAAGCAGGAGTTGCGTCAGTTCGAGATAATACTCGTTCATGCTATTCTGGGCCCCCCGACGTTAGTCGAGGTAGGCCCTCATAGCCGCTAAACTCCTTAACAGACCCCAACCGCGGGCATCAAGTCTGGTATTAACCAGATACTGTCACCCGCTTCTGGTAAACAATTGAACAGGAACCACAGGTAGTCCAACCGTGTCTCTAGCGTTTCCGCTGGATAATCTCGTCAAGGACCGAAAAGGCCCAAGCGAGTATTTTCACGATTAGACCACCATTAAACCGTATACCCATAAAGGTACTCGGTTAAGGTTCGCCATTCAGCCAGTCAACTACCGTCTGTGACGGCACATGGTCGGCGCCGAGTGTCCGTGAGGACACAAGAGCGTTTTCCACAGCCGAGAGGGCGGCGTTACGCACATAGTAGTCCTTCGTCGACGGTAAGTCGACTTGGTCAAGAACTATGTACGCGCTGGCTTGGTACGTGATCGCCGGCGAAACCGACGAATCCACGTACGAAGCATCAACACGGATCATGCTGCGGCGACGTCCCTTACTTGTCACATCGTGACTTGTTCGGGCGTCTAGGCGCAGTCCCGGGAGCGTGGTAGAAATACCGCGCCAGGAACAGGCTTTGTCCTCGTTGGCCACCTTGTCGAGATTAATATTCTCGGAGGTTAAGCCAGCGATGGATACAGCTTGAATGCGTGTTGCAATAGGGTCGATGATCATATAATTTGATTAGCGGCTCTAACGTTTAGTGAACGACAACCTTGGGCTAGTTGCCGAGGTGATATCAGGCCCAACGGGCAGCTGACTGTAGCCAAAGGTCCGGGATTTTAACCCCGTACCGTTTATGGCCATACTTCGCTTTCCCGCGAGGGAGACGAACAGTCTTAATTCGCTGCCTAGTTGTGTTGGTGAAAACCAACGCAGTGCCGGTCAGTACTTTATCAAGTACATTCCGTGCCCAACCTGAATACGACAGATCATCCCTTGAAGGGAGATGACGATGCCGGTGAAACCGCTTACCCTTGTAAACAACAGAACAAAAGAACTGTTGCGAAGGGACGGCGGTGATATCTCCGAGCGGATAAACAGCAGTGCACGTAGTCACCTGAAACGGTGAGTATACGAAACACGCTTCGTGAATCCTTAGTTCTACGGGATACGTAGCAATCGATAGCACATCGTGCAACCAATCGCCAACGCGCCAAAACCAATCAACTACAAAGCTGAACGGTATGGCATCCCATATGATCTGGGGGTCGATCGCGAGGCCAAAAGCCTCAAGAATCGCCCTTAGCTTAGCTTGGGCAACTGAGATCCTCGGAAGGCCGTACGAGTACTTGACAGTACCAGTAACGACCACCCGAGGGTCTTTCACCGCCGACGTAGCGAGAATGGGAACAAACCCATCCTCGACGTTGTCGACACAGCGTATGAAGACATCGCCCCCGTAGGGGCCATGATCACACGGTTGCACATCGAAGAGCTCGCCGAACGTGTTTAACTTCGTTCGGAAGTGCCGAATCTTCCCCTCGTTTTCGAGGAGTTTCTTCAGCTTCTTCTGCGATTTATGCAGCGCCTCCCAGATGCTAACGACGTCTTGAATGAACGGTTTCCAACCGTACTTCAGGTTTAAATGACCATTGGCTATGTTTAGTAGCGTAGTCAATTGACGTGACCAGATATGAAACATCCGCTTCAAATCCTTCAATTCATGAAGGAAGTTCAGTATGGATATCTCGCGGTTTATGGAAACAACCTTCTGAAAACGGCTATAAGCCTTCTCATAAATACGTTCCCATTTTATCTGTCCCGACAGAAGTCGCCACCCATCATCGTACGCACACACAGTGGGACGGTCAAACTCGTACCTCGCGGTACTCTGTAAGACGTAGTTCCACGGCATGTAAACCGTACAGGACGGATACTGACCATCGACAAGCCGCGTGTATCCTGGATTAAACCAGTTTACAGACGGCGGAATCGTGGCATAATCCGATGTGTACCTCCAATGTTCACACTCGTTAAAACGAGCGCGTTTATCAGATGGCGCATAGTCAATAGACTCGCGCTTAAGTACAACAGAGCCTACCAACGTCTCTAAGACGTCAGGCTGCTCAGGGGGTGGGTTGCAGTAAAACGACCCGTGGTATTCATACCACCAAGTCGTCGAACGCACCTTCAGTCGTTGTTTATTTGGCATAAGACAGAGGCCGGCCGGAGTGCCGG